ATCTTCCTTGAGTAAGTGATCTAGTATCAGTTGCACCCATTGCAATTTTAAATTGACCATTTGATGCACTTACAAAACTAAAGTCAAATGTTCCATGAGCATACATTGAAGACCCAATAGAAACACTTTTTGACATTTGTGATGAACCAGACCAATCACTAAAATCAAATACAGAACCATATTGATCTACGGTTGTAAAATTAACTTCAAAATCAGATCCAGCAAAAAGGCTCAAGTTTACACCATAGGGAACACCTGAACTTGGATTGAAAGTTATTCTTTGATTAGACATTTGAGCAGATCCTTAATTTCTTGGAGATCATCTTTTAGTGATTTAACATCTTCTTCAATTTTTGTCACCCTTTCAGTATCTTTTTTACGATACTTTAAGGAGTTCATGTAATTTTTATATTCTGTCATATTAGTATTCACAATTGCATTTGTTTCAGAATCTCTGAATAAATTTGAATGATTTTCTACTTTAATTTTCATATCAAGCAAATGCGATGGTTCTCAAATCACGGATTCTTGGTGGATAGCACTGATTTGTGGAGGTTGCCACTAATTTAATGCTAAAGTATTTAAACGATGGTAGATCTTCAATAGTAAACTCATAATCTTTAAATGTTAATGCTGTAGATTCAAATCCTTTGTTATCGGTTGGTGATACGACAGAATCAGATCTTCCATCATTATCATTAGGATCAATAATTTGCCCATCTTCCTGTAGATTGTTATATCCAGGGAATGGATAATAAATCAGTTCTTCTGATGGTTCATTAGTAATTGCATAGAATGCACGAATATCAGCAAAATTATTAATATATGCTGCCAGAACAACTCGTAGGTTATTTGCTGGAATTTCTAATCCAATTGGTTTAGTTGCATATATGAATGCTGAAGGATCATTCTTCAGTGTTGAGGTTCTTTGATCATTTGCATAATCTGAAATTACACTATTAACTCTATTTGAAACGAAGATAATACCAGTTCTATCTAAGTCAATAACAGGAGATACTCTTGGATCATATGATCTCATATTAATTTCAATCTCAAGTGATTTACTACCTGGAAGATTGCCTAATAAATTGTCAGAATTGGCCTTAGATGCAATCAATCTTGGAGTGTCAAAATAATTATCACTATCAAGACTAATGTTGCTATAACCTGCATCTTCAAAAGAAACTTCGTTTCCATTTATACTTGTTGCAGTTAGAGTTCTTGCTCTTGCATCAATTCCAGTTTTCTGTAGAACCATATGCTGAATCATTGGCTTCATGATTTCATATTGAATATTCTGAGTAGCAGTAATATTTGATCCACCAGTAGATTTGGTTTGATTTAGATATAATGTTGGTAATGAGGATGAATTGGACCTATCAACACCATCTGAAGAATTATCAATCTTAATGGTGTAATGATCTAAACCAACTGCGTCACTGACAGTAGCATCCTGAAGTTGATGTTCTTTATTGATTCTTCTGAGAGAAACATCAGAATTTTCATACTTATAAACAAGATCGTTAGTCTCATAAGAACCAACAAAAGTAGAATCAATTCCTCTAGTAACATCTGTTAACGTATTTCCAACAACACCCTCATAAGAAATGATTTCATCTCCTAGTTGGATGTAACCTGGATTAGTAGTTCCAACTCCAACACCCTCAAAAGTTGCAAATATTGATGAATCAGAAATAACAATATCTTCAGTTGAAGTTCTGCTATAGTCACTTGAGAGTTTAACAGGTTGTAGATCAGATACTACATCACTAACAATTACATTATTTGTCAATGCGTGCATACCATGATTTAGATGATTGACTTTAATATGTAAACCATCAGTGATTACTCTTGGTGAAGAATCTAGTGTGACAGATGCATTATTGCTAAATTCTGAAGTAATACCTGAAGAATTGATATATCTTAGTGTTTTTCCAGATCCAACATTAAAGTCACCCTGAACTTGATCAAGAAGCAATTCATTAATACCAAAGATTTCAGATACTGATAGTTGTAGATTTCTACCTATACCATCACCTACTGATGCTGTAACAATATCACCAACCTTGAATCCATTTCCACCTGATAGAATTGTTGCTCCAATTGCAACTCCATTTTCAACAAAGATATTTGCAGTGGCATTCTCCCCTCTTCCAGTTAAACTTTCTATGGTGACACCATCATATTGATAAGTTCCTGCTGAAGGAGTTAATCCTAAACCAGCATTAACAATTGACATTGTGCCAGTAGCAATACCAAGACCCATTACATAGTTGCCAGTAGCATTTGAATCATCTTGAATTACTGTATTTCCTGGAACAATTTCAGTTCCCCAACTAACCGCAGTTGTTCCAAGTCCAACAATAATTCTTCTTGACCCAACATCTAGAGAATCTTTCTTTAGAACTGGAATATGTGAATTACCATTATTAAGGTCTGGATTAAAGAAGCTAATTGTTCCTTCTTCAACAAAGTTTGCTCTATAAAGGTCAAACTTCAAATCTTCATACTGACTTGGTGTCCAAGTTGAAGTATTTTGTGACTTGAATAGTGAACCAAGATCAGATTGCTTTGTGATAGGAACTTGCTCGGATTCTGGAAGTGCTAGATTAGCAACATCTACTTCACCAAGTCTGGATACCCATAGATTGAACCCAGTAGTATTGGATCCTACAACAATACAATGCTCTTTATTACCTTCAAGATATACAGGTGCTGGGAAAGTTACACTTGTAGCAACACTAGCATCATCAGATACTTTTACATCAGTATCTTTTAGAACAACATGAGAAAGTGGATAAATTTCAGTCGAAGAAGGAAGACCATTTACCATTGGTCTTAATTCAACGAAGCAAGTTTCATCCGCACCAGCACTTTGGAAGTACAGATCTACACCAGTAATAAATGCTCCAGTGCTATCATTTGCACTACCGATGAAGAAAGACTGTGCGACAGGATCTCTTCTCCTTTGTTGTGTAACGTTAGTAATACGATTAGTTACATTTCTTACATTGGTAACTCTGGTTACATTAGTAACATTTTGTGTTACATTTGTAACATTAGTGATGTTAGTAACACGCCTTGCATTTTGAATGGCAACTCTCTGACGATCAAGTTCGTTTTGAATTGCACGATCTCTTCTTGCAAGAGAATCAATTCTATTACCCTGATCATCAAGTCTATTACCCAAATCATCAACAGCATTTTCAAGATCATCGACTCTTCCTGGAAGTTCTAGAAGTTCTTCAGGTAAAGTAATGTCAGGTACTGTTAAATCGACATTTGTATTCAGATCAATAACACTTTCAGAGGTTTCTGAAATGTTTCTAGACTGAGATGTAAATGCATTTGTTACTTCTACATTACGTGTAGAAATTATAGTTCCCTGAACCTGAGCAATATTACCAGAAGAGAAGAATGTTTTTTCAGCACCAGTAGTTTGAATCCCATCTGGAAGATTTAAACTGGAAGTATCAATAAGTTTGAATGTTGACTCACCACTTCTGAACTTAGGAGTGGTTGGTGCATTTGGATTTGGAATATAGAAAGAAACAACTAGAGAACCAGTCTCATCAGAAATCAATCTGAGATTTTTAACTCTTGCTCTTGCTCCACTAGTTCTACCTTCAATAATCATTCCTGTTTCAATATAACCATAATATTGACCTTGGGTCTGGATACTTAATGATGTAGTATCGACATTAAGTATTGTAGATGAAGTAGAATAGCTTGTTGCCATTTCTTCATTTGTATATGGATTGGTCTTGTAGGTATCGGTAGGATTCTTAAATGGACCAGTTCTATGATTAATTTGTGCAGATCTGAATCTAATATATGGTGCATCACCATTAATTGTTGGTTTGATAGTTCCACCACCAATTAATTCACCCTCACTAAAGGTTCCTGAAATCATTTCGATTTCAATAAGTTTTGGAACACAATACTTAGTTATTGCAACAGAATCAAAGAATGCATACAATTGAGTATTTGGTTTTAGTTCCTTAGAAGAAACCTCAAGGTTTCTTGACCTCATGAATGAGGTTACATTCAATGATGCAATTTTGTCACCTAGATTAATTCTATTACCTGGAACTGTTTGAACCCTTGAAGATAGACCAGCTTGAGTTGCTGTTCCAGATCTAGTTGTTTCTCTAACAGTGATGCTAGTATCAACCGTAGCACTACCTCTAGTTCTTAAGTTGGTTGCAGGGGAAGATGATGTATCACTAGATTGAAGAGTTCTATCTCTAGTAGTTCTTCCAGTCCATTCTTCATTCCAACCACCCCAAAGAATTGGAGACCATCCTGCCTGAGGATCTAAATCATCTGGTGTTGCTTCTACATTAGTTACATTATATCCACCAATCAATCCTTCAACTGTTTGAGTTTCAATTCTGGATTGCTCAATCCACACATCAGATGATGGATTGAGTGTGATTACACCAGTGTAGAAAGTTACAAAATATGGTGCGGCATTTACAATTCTAGTAGCATTTTGTTGAGAAGTTAGAAGGGTCTCAGTATAATCAAGAGTTAGTAGACCCATTCCTTGATTATCATCAGATCCATAAAGATTTAAAGTTGATCTTCTAACATTATTGCCAATAAGATCATTAACATATGCTGGATCAGCATCAGCATCAAAAGGACCTTGTACACCAGTCAACGCAGTTGAACCAAGGAGCATATCTAACTCTGTTGTATAAGATGATGCTCTCATCTCATTATTATTTGGATCAATACTATTTTTTGGTCCAACTTTTATTTGATTATTTGTAGTTGTGAAGTTATCTACAAAGAAACCAGACTTAAATCTGTCATTTCCTTGAGAATCTTTAATCTCTAAATTAGCAGTATTAGTTTCAAGTAAAGATAGTGAAGTATAATATTCTAGATTCTTAATTCTATCTTCTAGTTTAGCAATATCTCTCATCTGATATCTCTTGTGAGATATTAGATTGATTTTTGCATCAGAAGTGGATCTTAAGTATGCAGGCAAACTGACTATACCAATTTCTAAAGCATCATTTATTGGTAGTGGTGGTTCTGGATTTTCTGCGGAAACTCCATTTAAAATTTGAACAGTTTTTTGCTTAGTTAAGTAAATTCTATCAATTCTTGGTAGATAGATTGAATAATCTATTTTTATATCTTCATCACTTGCCAAAATATCAATATTATTGTTTTGAGTCGTCTCAAAACTTCTTCCTAGGAATTCAAATGGAGATCTAGATCCTTCTACTACGGTATAAGGTTTTACTCTTGGTCTAATATCAATAAGATCTGAATGTCTATAACCATTTGTAGAAGAAATATCATTGTATTTAAACTTTTGATAAGAACTTACATCTAACAAACTTCCAGTATCTGTTGAATCAATAGATGCTTGCTCATAGACAACTAGAATACGTTTCGTTGGAGATTCTGTATTTGGTTTTTTAGAAATTCTAGAGTAATCGTAAATTGTATTGCGTAAACCTTTGTTCAGTATATATCTGCCAACAATATTATTATCTCCCTCAGTAAGTGAATCTACAGTTGCAGTAATTCCAGATTCTTTAAATGTTAAGGTTTCTCCAGATATGAATTTTTTATCATTGAGTGGGGCAATTTCTGCCACTGTTGAAGATACTTTTGTAACTAAGATACCAATTGCATTACTAGTTTCACCAAAAATTTCTTCACCATCTAGAGCATCATTAACACTAGAATTTAAGCTACTGATATTTGATACAACTAGTCTTGGAAGAGAAGGATCACCAATTGTAGATGACTCATATACAGCATATAATTTTGTTACATCAGAATCTAATAAACAAATGTCATCATCTTGAATTCTAGTTCCATATGGATAATTTCCATATGATAATCCATCATTTAATGTTGTTGCACCAATACCAGATCCTTCAAGATTTGACTTGTTTACAATAACAGTCTTAACTTTATTTTTAGTCTTAGTTATAGACTTGATTGATGTTTTTTTGAGTGTTGCAACTAAAGTAGCACTTCCAGTGGTTGAAAGACCTTTAATAATAAGTTCTCTACCACCACTAGTAATAGTAAACTTATCAGATGTTAATACTTCAGTACCACCATCTTTGTTTGTTACGATATATCTTTCTTCGTCAAAGAGCAAGAAAGTTTCCCCAGTATTTAAATCTTGAGGTAAGATTGTAATTCTTCCTCCTGTTGGATCACTAGTAATTGTTGTGTTAAATGATCTTCTAATAGTAATGCTAGAATCTAATAGTTTTACGTCAGAAACATTTGTTTTTGGTAGTGGTGTATATAAAGTATTATCTTCAGATGCTTGAAGTATTGTAGATACTCTGTTTACATCAATCAAGTCAATTTGACTAGATGGTAGTGTACCAACACAAATACCATTAACTGATTGAACTGCTTCTAATCCAATAGAAGTTGAAGCTACAGAAACAACTCTAGAAATATTTGGTAGTGATTGTGATGCTTGATTATATCTAACAAGATCACCTACTTTAAAGTTTTTAGTGAAATCACGATCTGCTTGTGTTACAAAACCAAATGAATCAATAGTGCAGGGACCAAGTTCTAAAATAGTTGACTGCTTAACATCTCCAGAGAAAGTTGTAATACCAATTTCTCCAAAAATAGATTTGACATTAGAAATGCCATAACTTGTTACGGATGTTGCAATTCTATCACTATCATTGCCATCAAAGACAAGCTCCTCACCCTTGATAAAGTTTCCTCTGACGTTATATGCTGTTATAATACCAGAATTGGAAACATCATGTCTTAAGAATCCAACAGCACCACTTGCTTTACCTTTAATAAATGTTGGAGTCTGTACAGATTCAATATTCTCGTTAACAATAATATCAGTAAAAGGTTGAACATCAAATAGTGATAGATCCCAAATGTTTAAATCCGAATTTGATGCGTCATAAGATCCACTTTCAAGAGCAAAATCATATACACGTGCCAGTCCAATCTCTTTACCTGATGCAATTGTAGATGATGCTCCTACTCTTTCATCTCTAAGTGAAACAGTATATGAAGTTGAAAAACCAATCTTTGGTGCTCCATAAACACGATTGAGTGACAAAGTTGATCCAGTTAAATAACTGATTGCTTGCGATTTAAACTCTTTTGTCTCTCTTGGTTTTTTAAAATCTATAAACAAATTGGAAGGAATATCTACTTCGTATCCTCTAACATATGCCTTACCAGATGATAACTTATATACACCTAAATCATCACTTGGAGAATTGCCAGATGACGTTAGTTCATCACTTTCATAAACACCATTATTCCCCTTATAATCATTTAAGGAATTTTTTAGTTCTAATGAAAATGGTTTGACATAATAATCACCACTTTCCTCAAAAGTTCTTCTTGCAAATTCCTCTGCAAGAACATTATATTCTGGATTATCAATCTTTGAAGACTCTACGATACCATTTCTAATCTTTGCTAACTCTACAAAGTCTTGTGGAGTATCCTCACCAGTTTCTACATGAACCAAAGATGCCTCAATCTTTAATCTATCAGCTCCAGTAGCTGCATAGTTTACAAATCCCTGAGAGTTGTCATATAGAGAAACATCATCATATGCATCTACAAATGTTTCTGCAACTTGGAATCCCAGATTAAATGTGGGATTTGAATCTTCTTTACTTATAACTAGAGTTTGATCACTTACATTTACAAAAAATCCTCTTAAATAGAAAACACCTTCCGATAGTTTTGCAAGACACCCACTACTATTTTGTCTTACAGTAGCAATAGTATCACCCGCATTAAATGTAGTGATTTGTGCATCAGTTAAGTTTAATGCTGCTTCAATTGCTAAATCTTCACCAGCATTGAAAAGTTTAGTCTGATTATCATTTCCTGATGACACTACATTTATGAAAATATTATAACCACTTACTACTTCTACTTTAGCTCTAATGCCAGTATCTTGTCCTACAATAATTTTACCGACAAGAGAATTTAAATATTGAGAGACATCAATTCCATTATAATTTTCTTCAAGTTGCAAATTATATGCCTGGTCAATAACCTTGAGTGTTCCAGGAATTATAACTGAACCTTCTTTAAAAGTATGATTGCCAAATTCTTCAATTTGATTTTGAAGAATGGATTGTATTGTAGTTAATTCTCTAGCCTGGACTGGTTGACCTGGCTTGAATAATACTTTGTAAAACGATTTTGATCGATCAAAATCGTCAAAATATGGGAAAGTATTGAGATTAGTTATCTGTGGCATAATTTTTAGAACTGCAATACAATTTTGATGTCTTCTCTTTGATTTTGAGACCTAGTAATTGAAGGTCTGTTATCAACATAAACTAAATCTCCAGAATACTTTTCAACTTCTGGTTCAGATGCACCATCATTGAACGTTTGTCCAAGATAGTAGTTTAGATTATTTATCTCTAATACATCACCGTCAAAAGTATTATCAATTTTTAACGTTTGGTTTGAACCAGTAATATTTAATGATCCACCAGATCCAATATCTGAATTGAACCTGTCAAGTTTATTACCATAAGTTCCTTCAATATCTTGCTCTAAATCATAGTTAAATCCAAACAAAGTTCTATCTTGCCAATACTTTAGAACTCCAGTATTTTTATTATATGAAACAACTCTTCCAATCGCAGTAGTGCCTGTTGATACTGTTTGCGTAATAGTTGCATTGGGTGAAAAAATTGCATTCCTATAATCACTGGGAGAATTGACACCAGTCAGTTTGAGTGCATATAATGCACTTACTTGATTTGTCTGTAATAATTCATTGGAATTAAATGCCAAAGGATTTCCAATGATTCCGATTCTTGAAATTTTGTTCCCAACAATAAAATCTGGATTTGTTGCATCTGTTTTAATTTGAGAAAATACTAATACTTTAGTACAACCCAACTCTCTATAAATGTTATAACCGTGACCATCTTTTGGTGGAATTATAACTTTAAATTGCGGAACTGTAGTATAATCTTGAGGGAAATTACCAGTTGTTATATCAATATGACCATAACTATATCCAGAACCACCATTTGAAATAACTACAGAATCTACTTTTGATTGGTTATCAACAACAATAGTTGCTTTTCCTCCAGTTCCATCACCAATAATGTCACAAGTATATACTTGGTTTGGTGTTCCAACATCCACACCCCTTGCGACTATATTTGCAATCTTTAATTGACCACTATTTTTTGCATTTAGTCTAACAGATTGATAAGACTCTTCAGTCTCCCAGTCAGTAGGAACAGTAATATAATTTAAAGTGTCAAACTTTACAATATCATTTGGATTAATAGTAAATAGATATTTCCAAATATATCCATCACCACTTGTTCCAGCACTTCTTGGCTCTAGGTCAATGAATCTAGGTTCATCCAGAGATGGTCTTCCATTAGGGTTTTCTGGATCAGTACCATTTTGTAGACAAATATAAACTCTAAAATCTCTATTAACAATATAATAATTTGAAGAATATAATGATGTTGATAGAGAGGGTTGCGAGACACTATCTCTATTAATATCATGTCTATACATGTCATATGTTAGACCAGATGACCACGTATTCTTTTTGATTGCAAATCTAACGTCATCTGTAGAAACTTTTTTTAGTCCAACTACAGTATCCCAGTTGTGCATCTCCTCAGAAAAACTATCTTTAGGTGATGGTGGTGATTCATCCCAAGTCGAACTATAGTCTTCTGAATTTGTTAGACCGACAAAACTATAGTAAGAATTGCTACTAGAAGTAATTTCATTTACGAAATTTTTAGCATTTAATATTCTAAGTTGATCCGTTACAATTGCAGACATGACTTTTTTTATCTATTTATTAGGATATTAAATGAGTTAAGAAACTCTGTGAACCGTGGAAACATTAATGGTAACTGCATTACCTAATTCTGTTCCAGTAATAGCAATTTGAGACTGATCTCCTTGGTAACGTATCTCAATAGTCGTAGTAGCACTAGGAACAAGACCAAATGATCCAGCATTGATACCTGTTGCAATTCCAACTGCACCAGTGAATGCTACATTTGCAATTGCACCTCCAGTTTTTGAAGTATATGGAAGACCACCAACAATCACACCACTTCCATTTGCTGTTCCACCACTAACGGTTAAAATGATGTGAGCAAACATCAAATCACCAATTCTTGTATAATAACCACTCTGTGCAGAATATGTTGGGCTAGTAATTCCTTGCGTAATTGTGGGAGTGAATGTTCCTTCTTCGTAATTATCAAGGAGTTCAGAAGTTGCAGTTCCAGTACCATCTGTAGTAGCAGAGAAGTCAATACCATTACCTGCTGTTGCAATAACTAAATCACCAGTGGTAATAGTTGCATTACCAGTAACACCTACAGTATCAAGTTCTGTTGTACCATCAATATCCAGATTTCCATCAACCCAAAGATTCTTAACGATACCAACACCACCAGCAACCTTTAAGGCACCAGTGGTTGGACTTGTTGACTGTGTAGTGTCTTCAATGTCAACATCTCCACTAATATCAACTGCATCATTAATATCAACTATACCACCAGTAGAATCGAGTATAAGGTTGCCTGATGTAGTATCAACGGTATTAGTATCAATTCTTACATTATCAATTTCTGCACTTCCAGTAACAGTAACAACACCAACTGCTTGTAAATTATCTACTTCAGTGTGCCCATCAACATCTAAATCTACCCCAACAGAAAGAGTTAAACCATTAAATGTCAGATTAGCATCACCTTCAAGTGATCCTCCACTACCAGCAATAACAACATGATTATCTGTTAAGTCTGCAACTGTTGCAGATGAAAGATTAATTTCACCACCACTAAGGTCTGCCCCACCATTAACATCAAGTGCTCCAGCAATTGTTGCACCAGCTGACACATTAACAAAATCTAATTCTGTGTGCCCATCAACATCCAAATCACCGTTTGCATCTATATTTGCATTAACAGTAAGAAGTTCATCAATTGTAGTCGTATCTAAAGTTGTAACACCATCAACATCCAAATCTCCATTAAAGTCAACTGCACCAGTAACAGTCAATGCTGCTGAGACATTTACATCATCAAGATTAGACCAACCATCTACAACGAGATCTGTAGATATATCAACAGATGCATTAATATCAACATTATTATTAAATGTAGATAATCCTGCAACTTGAAGACGTGAATCTAAGAATGTGGCATCATAAAATGTTGAAACACCAGTTACAGTAATACCAGATCCTAAAACTACAACACCATCTCTGGCAGTAACAACACCAATTGAATCGACATTAGTTACATCTTCATAAGTAAGAACTCCAGTGACAGTTAAATCACCACCAACATCTAGATTTCCACTAATATCTCCATTACCGTTAATATCCAATCCAGTAGAAGTAATAATACCTACAGTTAAATTTGGATTTCCTGTTAATAATGATGTCCCATCACCTAATGCATTATAAACCTCTAGGAAATTTTCATTAACTTTAATGGCACCAGCAAGAAGTGAATCTCCAGTGCCATCATTTGGTATAGTTCCAGTTGATATCCCTTGTAGTGCCATTATAATAGACGAACTTTATGACTTATTTATAAGAT